GAAAATACTATCAACCAAAAACATTAAATAAATTTAAAAAAATTTGAAAAATAAAATTCCCATACAACATTTCATAAAAGTAAAAAATGAGCGTAAAGCCTTTAAACTAAAGGTTTGCGCTCATTGTTGCGTTATATAACTGTCGAAAACGGGATTATACAGCACGTGTTCAAAAATACAAGGAGGAAAAAGAAAGAATGACAATAGATGAATTGATTGCCCGCGCAAAAGAAGCATCTAAAAATCAGTGCATGAGTGATCTTTGTAGAGAAAACTTTAAGCAACTTGCTGAATGGCTAGAGGAATTGAAGCAATATAGAGAACAGTATAAAGAACAGAATCAGGAAACTAATCTAGATCATTTCCAACAAGAAATTCTAGAAAAAGGCCTGTGGAATTTAGCGGTAGTCAAAGGAAGACCTGAACGATGTGATCGTATTAAATGCATTGACTGCGAACTTAGCAAAGATCGATCAAGAGGATGTCATGCAAAGGTAATGGATTGGCTAAAGCAGCCCCGTAAAGCCCCAGCAATTAAATTAACTAAATTTGAAATCGATTTATTACAAAGCTGTTCACAAGTCTATTCGCCCGAATATCAGTTCAAAAATATAGCTTTTTTAACCGAGATGAGAGAAAAAGGGTATTTCAAGGGCGTTAATAGGGATGCAACGATTGAAGATATCCTAGCAAATAGCGAAATAAAAGAGGAGGAATAAACATGATCACTATCAAAAAGGAAAAACCAGCAAAGGAAGCATTGGAGCTTTTCACGGTAACTGTTGTACTGAAATCGGACGTTGGAGACAGCGTGCAAATGGGGACAAAGATTCAAGGACACGTAGCAGAAATAGAAGCCTTTCTTGAAGCGACGGGTGTCAATCCAGAGGAGTATAAATTAATTCTAAAACACGCTGCAGATGTCACGCTTCAGGATTTTATGCAGCAGGTAGTAAATTTAAGCAAAAGCATAAAAGGCGCAAAAATGAAACTCATGCCTTGGAGTGATTCAAATGAAAATCATAGTTGATGAAATCAATCCGCAAGACTGCCCGTTTTATATCGGAAAATCTTGGGGCAATAGCTTACATATCGAATATGAAGAAGGAAATTGCAAATTAGATACGGAACCATGGGAGGGTGAACTTCAGCGATGGTCGTGTCACGCAAAAAAAGGAGATAAAGAATGCCCATTCTGCATTACCTACGATGAATTTATCAAGAAACTAAAGGAGGAAAAATAGATGTATTACCAACTAACATTGCAATTCGCAACAAGCGAAATCGACGACGCTAAAAAAGTGTTGGAGCTAGCCAAGGAGCTAGACCTAAAGCGCGCAGGACTAGAGGAAAAACTGCCTGAGCCTGAAACATTCCCATGGGAAGAAAACGCACCAACAAAGGAAGCACCAACAAAGGAAACGCCAACTCATAAAGAAAAAGAAAATGAGACTAAGATTCCAATGGCCAAAGATTGGACGACTCAAGACGAGCCTATTCATGAGACTGTAAAGCCTACACCGGACCCAACAGCACTTGCGAAAGAAATTACGTTGAAAGAGCTACAGAAAGCCGGCGTCGCCTTTGCCAAAGAAAAAGGCATGGCCGTACTTAAGGTATTCCTAACTCAGATGGGTGCAAGCAAGATCAGCGACATTCCTAAAGAGAAATATCAGGAAGCCTGGGAGGCACTACATGCCTAGCCAACACGCTATCCTTTCTGCAAGTGGTGCCGACAGATGGATTCACTGCCACCCTTCCGCAAGACTTGAGGAGCCTATTGAAGAAAAGCCAAGCGTCTACGCAGCGGAAGGAACAGAGGCTCACAGTGTAGCCGAAAAGAAACTTCGTAACTGGATCGAGGGACATCCACGAAGAAAAGTAAAAGCTGCAACAGGAGAAATGGACGAGGCTACAAACTTCTATAAGGACTATGTTCTAGAGGTATACAACAAAGAGAAAAAGAAAAGTGATATCGCGGATCTTTTTATCGAGGTACAAGTTGATTTGACTCCATGGATTCCGGAAGGATTCGGAACAAGCGACGCTGTAATCGTAAGTGATCACACGCTCCACGTTATCGATTTTAAATACGGAGAAGGTGTCAAGGTAAATGCCCCACACAATCCGCAGCTTACCATTTACGCAGCAGGAGTTATGGCCTTATACGACTGCCTATATGATTTTGAAAAAGTTCAGCTTCATATCGTACAGCCTAGACGAGATCACATCAGCACCTGGGAACTTACTACCGAAGAATTGGCAGACTGGATGGAGAATGTAGTTAAACCAGCTGCAAAAGAAGCCTGGAACGGAGAAGGAGAACGGCAAGCCGGAGACTGGTGCAAGTTCTGCAGGGCAAAGGGAAACTGTAACGCACGCGCTGCCAGGATGAAAGCAATCGACGAAAGATATCAGCGCATGTGCGGAATGCTTCTAACAGATCAGCAAATCGCGGAGCTTTTGCCAGAACTACCTGGACTTATCGACTGGGCCAAAGAGGTACAAGAGTTCGCACTGGATCAGGCGCTAAAAGGAACACACTACGAAGGATATAAAGTTGTAGAAGGAACAAGCAAAAGAGAGATTACAGACGAGTCTAAGGCATCTGAAGCTTTACAGAACGCAGGATTCGACTACAACCAGATCATGACGCAGCCAAAGCTTCAGACTATCACGAATCTAGAAAAATTAGTCGGAAAGAAAGACTTCGCAGAAATCGTTGGTGAATATATCGAGAAACCACAAGGAAAACCAACACTGGTGCCAGTAAGCGACAAGCGTCCCGCATTTGGAGCAGTAACAAATGACTTCAAAGACGGAATTGATTAAAGATTTGGATGAAAAAATGGTCCGCATCCGAGCCGAGATTCGAAACAGTAAACCAGGACCACACAGAAACGATCTAAAGCGACAGCTTAAAAGCGTAATGCGACAAAGAATACAACTAGGAGGAACAAAAAGATGTCACAAGTAAAAACAAAATTAGTAAGATTTATCTACTGCCATTTAGCAGAACCATACGCGTTTGCAGAAGGCATGGACGCCAAATATAGCGTGAACGTATTAATTGACAAGGACGACAAAGAAACACTTAACCGAATCATTAATGGATACCAGGAAGCCGTTCAAAATGGAGTAGAACACTATGGCGCTTCTTTCAAAGCAAAAGCTACACCGCTAAAAAGAGAACCAGGAAGCACACGCGGCTTATTGGTTGACTGCGACGCGGATGAAAGATACAGCGCGCCAGAGTTCAAGAACAAATACATGCTAGCGATAAAGAGTATCAATCCTGTATCAGTTGGATACCGCAAGAACGGAGTGACATACGCATACAGCGACAAGGAAGCTATTAGGGAAGATGTATATAGTGGATGCTATGGAGCTGTAAGCTTCAACTTCTACTCATTCAACAAAGTCGGAACAGGAATCGCTGCAGGGCTTAACAGCGTTTTAAAAGTAAAGGATGGAGAGCCATTAGGAGGACACTCAAGTGTAACCGCAGACTTCGGCGACGCTTCTGAGTTTGACGAGGAAACCGGAAGCGACGACCTAAGTGCCTTATTGTAAAAAGCCCATACTGCATATCGACCTGGAGACCTACTCCAGCGTCGACCTTGCAGCCTGCGGGGTTTATAAATACGCAGAAAGTTTAGATTTCAAAATACTTCTATTCGGATACGCCTGGGGCAATGATCCAGTAGAAGTTTTAAATTTAATGGAAGAAGATCTGCCTTTTTCTTTAGTATCAGCGCTAGCAGATGAAAACATCACGAAGGTGGCACACAACGCAAACTTCGAACGAGTATGCCTAACCAGATACGTCAAGAAGTACGCAAAGCGAAATATTCTAGGAGACGCTGTGAAAAAGAAGTTAACAGAGGATGGATTCCTACCACCAGAACAATGGCAAGATACCATGATCATGGCTGCAGAGAACGGCTACCCTTCCAGTTTAGGACAACTAGGGCCAGCATTAGGCATTGAAGAAGACAAGGTGAAACTGGCTACCGGTAAAAGGCTGATCCAGTATTTCTGCAAGCCTTGCAAGCCAACAAAAGCCAACGGTGGAAGATGGAAGAACCTACCGGAGCATGACCCGGAGAAATGGAATCTTTTCATAGAATACAACCGAAGAGACGTGGAGTCCGAACAAGCCATTTATAACAAGCTAAATAACTTGATACCTGTATCTGATCAGGAATGGGAAAACTGGCACAGAGACCAGAGGATAAACGACAGAGGAATTCACGTAGATACGCAGATCATAAAAAACGTTCAGTCCTATAGTCTAGATCATGGAATGGCGCTCATGGATGAAGCAAGATACATCACAGGCCTAGAAAATCCGCAAAGTGTAGCACAGCTAAAGAAGTGGATCCTTGACCAGGAAGGACATGACGTCGAAAGCTTGAACAAGGAAGCCGTGAAAGACCTTCTAAAAGGTACGCTAAGGCCAGAAACAAGAAGAGCCCTAGAGATACGCCAGGAGCTCGGGAAAACAAGCGTCAAGAAATACGACGCCTTCCAGAGAGCGTGCGGAGAAGATGACCGCATCAGGGGAACCTTTCAATTCTTTGGAGGAAGAACTGGAAGATGGGCCGGACGCTTGATCCAACCGCAGAACTTCCCACGGCCAAGCTTTGACGAGGTAGACGAACCAAGAACACTCGTGAAGGAAGGCAACTTCGAACTTTTAGAGCTCATCTATCCAAGCATGAATGATGTATTCGCTACGATTCTAAGAACCGTAATCACACCACCCGAAGGCAGCAGCTTTATAGTAGCCGACTATAGCGCAATCGAAGCCCGAGTGATTGCCTGGCTTACGAGAACAACATGGCGCCAGGAAGTATTCAAAAACGGCGGAGACATCTACTGTGCATCAGCCAGTCAGATGTTCGGAGTGCCCGTAGAAAAGCACGGAATCAATGGACATCTAAGACAAAAGGGAAAGATTGCCGAACTTGCTCTCGGATACGGAGGTGGAACGGCAGCACTGGAAGCCTTCGGAGCGAGTAAGATGGGACTAAGCCCAGAACAGCAGCATGAGATTGTAATCAAATGGAGACAAGCCTCACCACGTATCAAGGACTTCTGGTACTTACTAGGCAGAGCCTTCGAGGATGCAATCACAGACGGCAAAGTCACGATCCTAGACCGAAATATGAAGGTTTTCAAGGGCGGCAGTAACGTCTATATATCTTTACCCAACGGGCGCATTTTAGGTTACGTTACACCACGAATCAAGGATGGCCAGGTATCTTTTTTAGGATTGAACCAGACAACACGAAAGTGGGAGTGGACCAACACCTGGGGAGGGAAACTAACAGAAAACGTAGTACAAGCAATCGCTCGAGACTGCCTATGCGAGACGCTAAAAGGCTGCGACGAGATCGGAGCTAAAACAATCATGCACGTTCATGATGAAGTGATCTGCGAAGTACCGACGGAAGAAAAAGAAACAAAATTCAAACAACTGCTAGACGTAATGGCTAAGCCGATCAGCTGGGCGCCAGATTTGGTTCTAGTAGGAGACGGATTTATATCCGATTATTACAAGAAGGACTAAAAATGAAAATAGATAAGCAAGATTTAATTATAGCCTTGATCTATATCACCGCAGCACTGATCATTCTAAGCATTTTGAAGGAAGTGTTCGGTTTAGATATAGCACAAGCACCAAGGCTAGGAGGATAGAACATGAGTATGAAATGGACACAACAGGAGGACAACCTTCTAAAGCAGCTAGACGCCCTGGGCTATAGCAGCTCAAAGATTTATAAAGAGTATGGCTCTATATTAAAGAACCGAAGTCAAAACGCTATAGCTCTTCGTCTAAGCTATCTACACAAACCACCCGAAGAAAGACGGAAGGAAGACATGGCCAGCTTCGACAACGCAGACATGCTAGAAAAAGCAATCAACCAGGCTGCAGACCGTATCTGCAACAGGCTAGACAATATTGCAAACGCTCTAACCGTAGTCTGCAGATATATGGAAAGCGATACAGAGAACGCCAGCAAGCACGCTGAACGCACTACAAAGCTTCTAGAAGAGATCAAGGCCAATGGGACACTCCAGCAAGGAACACAGCAAAGTATCAAACACGAGCTTCAGAAAGTGGCCTATCGGGGAAATAAGAAATGGAATATGAAATGAAAAAAAAGCAGAGAATCTTTTATATTCTAGCGGAAGAATAGACAGGAGGCTGAAGGATGTGCAAATAGCAACCTGCAAAAACAGAAAACAAAAGCAATATTTCAACCAGGAAATGTCCTGGGATGAATTCACAAAAAAACTGCTCTTCACAACCAGAACGAAAGAAACGGTGGAAGAGTACAAGAACATGACGAAGGACCAGCAGTCTAATATCAAGGACGTCGGTGGGTTCGTAGCCGGAGAACTAAAAGACGGAAGACGAAACAACCAAAGCGTTCTATCACGTAGCATGATCACATTGGATGCTGACTTCGCAGACAAAGACTTTTTAGACTTGATCCGAATAACGTGCGACTTTTGCAGCGTGATCTACTCAACGCATAAGCACACACCGGAAAAGCCAAAATACAGATGGATCATCCCACTACAAAGAGGGGTGTCACCGGAAGAATACGAGGCAATCGCTCGAAGGATTGCAAGTACAATCGGAATGGAATACTTCGACGACACGACCTACCAGCCAGCACGAATGATGTTCTGGCCTAGCACCAGTAAGGACGGAGAATACATCTGTGAACAATTAGGAGACAGAAACGCGTACACGAACCCAGATGACATCCTGGCGCAGTACAGAGACTGGCATGACATCAGCTACTGGCCTCGATCTAACAGAGAGACAGAACTGCATCACAGCGACATAAGACACCAGGAGGACCCTTTATCTAAGTCCGGATGGATTGGTGCCTTCTGCAGGGCCTACACGATCCAGGAAGCGATTGAGGCATTTATCCCAGAGGAATACACACCGACAGAGGACCCGAACCGATGGACCTATACGAACGGATCAACAGCTGGAGGCTTGGTGATTTACGACGACAAGTATGCATACAGTAACCACAATACGGACCCGACAGGGCAGCAGCTATGCAATGCCTATGACCTTGTAAGGATACATAAGTGGCCAGACGATCCAGCAAGCACAGAACACATGCTCGAACTAATGGAACACGACGAGGGCACCCGGAAGCAGCTTATTGAGGACAAGAAAGAACAGATTCACGAGGACTGGGACGACTTCAAGGACGACAGTAAAGAAGAAGTAAACGAGGACTGGCTGGATGCTATGGACATGGACAAGAAGGGAAACTTCAAGCCGACTACAGACAACATAGTCCGCATACTTTTAAATGATCCAAAGCTTAAAAACGGAGTTGGAGGAAACGACCTATTCGCACAGAAACCCGTCAAGAAGGGAAACCTGCCCTGGTGGAACTACAACCCAAGCGACCCGACCTGGACGGATACGGACGACGCAAGCTTCAGATATTATCTGGAAAAGAAGTACAACATTGTAGCCAAAGGAAAAGTAGATGACGCCATAGCCTACGTCCAGGAGAGGAACAGCTTCCACCCGGTACGAGACTATCTAGACACACTAGAATGGGACGGCGAACCAAGACTAGACACGCTATTTATAGACTATCTAGGAAGCGAGGACTCAGAGTACAGCAGAGCCGTCGCAAGGAAGGCTTTTACAGCAGCCGTGGCCAGAATCTACACACCAGGATGCAAAATGGATTATATGCCTGTACTCGTAGGACACCAGGGCATAGGAAAGAGCCACATGTTAAGCATCATGGGCGGAGATTGGTTCTCAGATTCGATCACAACGATTGCAGGGAAAGAGGGCTACGAAGCCCTGCATGGATCATGGGTTATTGAATGGTCCGAATTATCTGCAGCCAGAAAAGCCGATATCGAGTCCATGAAGCAGTTTATAAGTAAACGTGACGACCGATACAGAAAAGCCTACGCAAGAAGAGTTACGGACAATCCAAGACAGTGCGTGTTTTTCGGAACTACAAATGATGATGAATTCCTAAGAGACTATACAGGAAACCGAAGATTCTGGCCGATCAACACGGATATATCGAAAGCGAAGAAAGTCGTGTTTGATGATCTACCAAAAGAACGGGACCAGATCTGGGCTGAAGCCAAGCAAAGATTCAAGGACGGAGAAAAACTATTCCTTCAGGGCGAAGCTTTGACCGGAGCCGAACAGATGCAAAAAGAGCACACGTTTACCAGTGTCCGAGAGGACATGGTCCGGGATTATCTAGATAGAAAGCTACCAGAGGGCTGGAAAGATATGGATTTATACGCCAGAGTCCAATGGTTGGAGGACCCAAAAAACGAGGGAACAGAGGAACGAGGACAAGTATGCCTGCTAGAGGTATGGTGCGAAGTTTTGAATGGCTCAAAGAACAAATTTACACCTGCGGACCAAAGAGAACTCAAGGCAATCATGGAAAGTTTAGGGTGGATCAGGGCAAAAAATCCGTTGAGATTCGGTGGGGTTTACGGACGCCAGAAAGCTTATATTAGGCCAAAAGAGGCGCACAAGTACAGCCAGTAGCCTGACAACGCTGACAACGCACTCAGAAAATCAAGGTGGCAACGGCGGCAACGGACTGGCAACGGTTAAAATGATAGAGCGTTGCCGGGCTAAAACCGCATAAAATAAGGAGCTAAGCTACTTCTGACAACGGTGACAACTGAAAATTATCTAACTTAATAAATATATAATATATATAGTGTAATACAGTATATTCGTATGTATATGCGCGCGAGAAAATATAGTATATATATAAAGTTTTAGAAGCGTTGCCTGCGACACACCGTTGCCACCCCTAAAAATCAACTAGAAAAGGAGACACAGAAATGGCAATAAAAGTAAACGACAGCAAAAGATTTCATTTCTTGATGCATGAAATAGACGCAAGAATCAACAACGAAACAATGGACCGATGTGGAATCGAAAGGCAGAGCCTAGTCGCTATGGAAGAACTATCAGAATTGCAAAAGGCTGTATCTAAACTGGTACGCTATCCAGAAGAAAGAACAAAGCCTTTTGATTTCAAAGGACTAAGAAATAACCTGATCGAAGAAATGGCGGATGTATTGATTTGTATGGACCAGCTTATCGAGTATTATCAAATCGAAAGACATGAGATTCAAGAACTTATTCAAGCAAAACAGGAAAGACAAGCTAAAAGGCTAGAGGAGGAATAGAACGTGAAAGAAACTAGAATGTATATCAAGTGCGACCGATGCGGAAAAGAAACATCAATCGGAATTGAAAAGTATAAGATCGAGAATGGGATGTCAATCGAAACTTGGGAAGGACTTCCAGACGGATGGACCACAACAAGCGACAAGAAAGATTTGTGTCCAGAATGCGTCGAGCGGTACCGCGAACTTCAAAAGAAGTTCTTCCAGAAATGATAGAAAATCAAGTTGAACAATACCTGATCAAAAAGGTATCAGCATTAGGCGGTAAAGCCTGGAAGTTTGTAAGCCCAGGAAACGCAGGCGTGCCAGATAGACTGATCACATATAATTCAAAGGCTTTCTTTGTAGAAGTAAAAAGGCCAGGCGGTAAGCCTAGAGCCCTACAAAAAGCCACAGTAGCCCAAATACGGGCAACAGGTATGAAAGTATACTGCATCAGCACAAAAGCCCAGGTGGACGAATTAACGAACCTGTTGAAACTAGGAATCATACCGGAGGAGAAAAGATTTGACAGAATTTAGACCACACAGCTATCAAAAGAGGGCTATCAACTTCGGACTGGATCATAAGAAGTGCGGCCTTCTTCTCCCTATGGGAGCCGGAAAGACAGTAACCACACTAACGATCATCAGCCTTCTAAAACTAATCGACATAGAAAAAGTTCTAATCATAGGCCCTGTGCGCGTAATAAAAAGCACGTGGCCCGAAGAAATAGAAAAGTGGAGCCACACTAAGGACTTGAGCTATTCAATCATAGTAGGCACTCCAAAGCAACGTGAGAAAGCACTGCAACAAAAGGCAGACATTTATCTCATAGGCAAAGAGAACGTTACCTGGCTAGTAGACAACAAATACTTTGACTTCGACATGGTAGTGATCGACGAATTATCAACCTTCAAGAATCCAAAAAGCCAGAGGTTTAGAGCCCTAAGAAAAGTTATGCCGCTAGCTGACAGATTTATAGGTCTAACCGGAACACCAGCGCCGAAAGGAATCCCGGACCTTTGGAGCCAGATATACTTGATTGACCAGGGAGAAAGATTAGGTCGAACGCTAACTCAGTTTCGAGAAAGATATCTAATTCCAGGAAGAAGAAACGGGATGATCGTATATGATTGGAAGCCAAGACCAGACGCAGAGGAAAAGATTTATAAGAAAATAAGTGACGTATGCATGAGTCTGGATCAGGCAGACTGTGCCAAACTTCCACCGGTTCAGTACTTGAAAAAATCTATCGAACTACCTCAAAAAGCAATGACAGAATACCACGCTTTCAAACGTGAGAAGGTTCTGGAACTAGATAACAACGAATCACTGCTAGCAGCCAACGCTGGAGTGCTATGCGGTCAGCTGTTACAAATGACATCAGGAGAAATCTATAAACGCGATCAGCTAGGAAATAAGCTCGAAGAAGTAGCAACCCTTCACGCGGCTAAACTTGAGGCACTAGACGACTTGATCGAATCAGCGAACCAGAACCCAGTGATGGTGTTCTATTATTTCAAACACGAGCTAAAACGAATCAAGGAACATCTGAAGAAACAGAAACTGGAAGTCCGCAGCCTTGAGAATGAGGACGACGTTCGAGACTGGAACGACGGAAAGATAGACGTCCTGCTTTTGCATCCAGCAAGCGCAGGACATGGGCTTAACCTTCAACGTGGTGGACATATCGCAATCTGGTACACACTTCCAAACTGGAACCTTGAACTGTATCAGCAGGCAAACGCCAGAATCTACAGACAAGGGCAGAAACAAAACGTGACAATTTATCAGATCGTAGCTAGAGGCACAGTAGACGAAGACATGCTGGATGCACTAGAACACAAGAACATAACACAAAAAGCCTTAATCGAAGCTTTAAGGAGGTAAAACATGACTTACGACGAATTAATTCCAGAACTAAAAACGGTGCGCTACTGCTGCCACCGTTTGATTGAACTAAATCAGGAATTGGAGGTACTAAACCACCAGACAACAGGCCTTGCAAAGTCTGGAGGGATTGAACTGACCGCAGAACAGAAAAAAAGCAAGTGGCCTATGCCGACATATCAGCATCAGTACCACAGCCCGCTCGGACTCTTCGAAGAGATATCAGCCAAAGAACAAGAACTGCATCACTTCCAGAAAAGACTGACGGACCTAAGATGGACAGAACTTCTAGACTTGCAAGATCAGAATATCTTATGGGATCTGTACATTCATAGAATCAAGGCTGAAGAAGTTGCTGAGAAATATGGATACACAAGACGAGGACTATATAAACATCTGATGGCGGAAGTAAAAAAGCTCACAAAAAGCTAAAGAGTTCCCACTGTGTACCACTTTAAAGTGGTATATTAGTACTTGTAAAAGAGGACCGGTAGAAAAAGGCCCTCTTTTCTTTTACCCGGAGCGTCCTCCTTTCCAAAAACGAGTGCTTTCCAGACAACGTCAAACGTCAGCTACGACAAATCATGGACATTAATTTTAGTATTTCAGCGCTCCGGGTAATCATAGACAACAAAGAAGCCTTAGCAGCTAAACAGGATAGACCTCTCATTGGAGAGAACCCTGAGCTGCTAACGCTTCTTTTTTAATACAACAGAGGTGAACACACATGAACATTAAAGACATAAGAACATGCGACCTGAAGCCTTACGAGAACAACCCACGACTCAACGAAGATGCCGTCGATTTAGTCGCAGCATCTATAGACCAATTTGGTTTTAAGCAACCAATTGTGGTGGATAAAGACCTGATCATCATTGCAGGACACACCAGGTGGAAGGCAGCACAAAAGCTAGGCCTTGAGACAGTGCCGTGCATCCAGGCCGACGATCTAACACCAGCACAGGTGAAAGCCTACCGATTGGCAGACAACAAAGTCGCGGAAGCAGCACAATGGGACCTTGACGCTTTACAGTTTGAACTGGAAGAGCTAGATAACATGGACTTCGATATGGAGCCTTTCGGATTTGAGACAGAAACATTCGACGAACAAATCGCGGAGGACGACAACTTCGAGCCAGAGATTCCGGAAGAGCCAACAACCAAAAGAGGACAATGCTGGATGCTAGGAAGGCATAGACTGATGGTCGGAGACAGTACCAAACGCCAGGATGTAGAAACGCTTTGCAGCGACGCTACCATGGATATGGTCGTAACTGATCCACCGTATAACGTAGCCCTAGGGCAACACATGAGACCAAGCGAAGCAAAACAGCTACACCGAAGAACCGACGGACTGGTCATTGATAACGACTCATGGGAAGACGACGAGGGCTTTATCGAGTTTTTAAAAGTAGCCTTCGAGAACATGACAGAACAGCTCAAGGCCGGAGGTGCCTTCTACATTTGGTATGCATCTATACAGAGTAAGAACTTCCTGGAAGCAGCAGAACGCGCAGGCCTAAACATCCGACAAACCTTGATCTGGAACAAGAACACATTCGCACTGGGTCGCCAGGACTACCAGTGGAAACACGAGCCATGCCTTTACGGATGGAAAGATGGCGCAGCCCATTACTTCGTCAACACTAGAAACCTTGTAACCGTACTCGAAGACACAGAGAACCTGGACATTGACAGCATGAAGAAGGACGAGCTTAAAGACCTTCTAAAATCAATCCTGGGGGGGTGCAAGGACACAACGATTCTGGACGAGAAGAAGCCCACGAAATCCGATCTGCATCCAACCATGAAACCAATTCCACTGGTTGCAAGGCAGATCAAGAACAGCAGCCGAACTGGAGAAAACGTGCTGGACCTATTCGGAGGTTCAGGCTCCACGCTTATGGCATGCGAACAACTAGGACGGAGGTGCTTCATGATGGAGTATGATCCACACTATGCCGATGTAATTATCAAGCGCTGGGAAGATTACACCGGAGAACAAGCGGAGCTAATCGAGGATGCCTGCTAAGGGCTTAGCTGGACGTACAAAAAGCGAAGCGGCCAGACAGCGCAAAGACCCTATGCAAAACCTGAAGCCATTCACGAAAGAGAACGCTGCAGAAATGGGACGCAAGGGTGGAGCCGCAAGCCAGAAAGTCCAGAAAAAGAAAAAGAAGCTAAAGCAATGCCTAGCTGCAATCCTAGAATTGGAGCCTAGCGAAAGAAATAAAGAAAAGCTGATCGACATGGGCCTAGAAGATGATGAGCTCAGCAATCAAATGCTTTTAGCTGCAACCATGTTCAATAAAGCCACACGCGGAGACGTAAGGGCAGCCGAATTCATTCGAGACCTTACAGGACAGCAACCTGTCACTAGCCTAGACAGAGCCAGAACAAAGCTGATGAATGCACAGGCTGAACAGATCAAGAGACAAGGCGACCCTTCTAAAGAGATTACGAAACTGGATCTTTTACTGAAAGCTATGGACGCAGTAGCCGGAGACGATAGTGGAACTAACTGAGAAACAGAAAGAGTTCTGGAATCATAAACCGAGCCGCTGGAACATAAAAGAAGGGGCTACACGTAGCGGAAAGACATGGCTGGACTATTACATCATCCCGAAACGGATTCGAGCTATAGAAGGCCTTCCAGGCCACGTGTTCCTCATAGGAAACACAAAGTCGACACTTGAAAGAAACGTTCTAGAACCCATGCGAGAACTATACGGCCCAGAACTAGTTGGAAGAGTAAGACCAGACAACACGGTGCGACTATTCGGCCGCAACTGCTACGCAATAGGCGCGGACAAAGAAAGCCAGGTTACAAAGATACAAGGGGCCTCAGTAGCGTACTGCTACGGGGATGAAGTCGTAACCTGGAATAAGAAAGTATTTGACATGCTAAAATCGCGTCTAGATAAACCGTATAGCTGTTTTGATGGAACATGCAACCCGGACAACAAGAACCATTGGTTTTTAAAGTTTCTAGAATCAGGAGCCGACATCTTCCGACAGAAATACACAATTGAAGACAATCCGTTTCTGCCGCAGGAGTTCGTGGAAAACTTGAAACTCGAATATCGAGGGACAGTCCTATACAACAGATACATACTAGGAGAATGGTGCAACGCGGAAGGGCTACTCTTTCCACAGTTTGCAGATAATCCAGACGAGTGGGAAGTCAAAGGAGAACTCCCACTTTTTAACATGATCAACATAGGCCTGGACATAGGTGGAACACGTTCACACAGTAGCCTGATCGTAACGGGAATCACGGCAGATCTTTCTGAGATTGTAACCTTTGCAGAACGTAAAGTCGTACATGCTAAAGGAACTATAGATGCCGAAAGGCTTTGCACAGAGACAGTCGACCTGATCAGAGCTTTATGGATTCAAGGCTTCGTGGTATCAAGCGTTTTTGTAGATAACGCAGAACAAGTCATTTTGAACAGTATACGAGTAGCCGTGCAAAGGGCAGGCTTCCCAACCAATGTGGTGGATTGCCGCAAGATAGACGGAAAGACAAGGATTCTGACCTACAACATGCTGCTGAACCGACACAAGATGAAGTTCCAGGCAGTACCTATGGTAGTCGAAAGTTTGAGCACAGCCCTATACGATACAAAATCGAAGGAAGACAAGATTCTGGATGATTTCACAACCGACGTCGATACATTCGATGCCCATTTTTACAGTTGGTCAACATTTATGGACCTGATCACAGGAAGGAGTACTTAAATGAAAGTTTTATTCACAATACTAAAGGACTTAGGATATCCTGTGAGCCAGGAAGTCCAAGATTACTACAATAAAATTCAATTCTGGAACGATTGGTGGAAGGGCTACGTTCAAGATTTTCATAAATACGAGATCAAGAACGAAAACGGAAACAGTCGCCAAGTAAAACGCAAACAGATGAGAATGGCTAAGAAAATCTGCGAAGACTGGGCCGATTTACTTTTGAATGATAAAACCAGAATCCTGGTAGAGTGCAATGAACATGGAACTGACGCCACACAAGAATTCTTGACCGGAGACAAAGAGGACCAGAACGGCGGAGTTTTAGGAAACAGCAAGTTCTGGAAGCTAGGAAACAAAGCGGTCGAGAGAGAATTCGCACAAGGGACCGTGTGCTTCTATCTGCAGCTTGTAAAGCCAACAGTAAACAAAGGACAGCTAAGTGCTCAGAGCGTACAAATCAAAGCTATCAAGGATGCACAGAAAATAGTGCCGTTGACCTACGACGAGGAAGATATCTCAGAAATCGCATTAGCTAGTGAGTATACGCAAAACGGGGAAAGCTTTATGTACATCCAGGTCTTCAAGCAAGAGCAAGAAGGCTACCAAATCTACAACCATTACTTCAAAATCAACAACGTGGCAGGAGACGCTGTAGGCTATGAAAGAGTATCAGCACCAAATGGCGAAGCAATCAGTTACAAGCTACCTTGCAAACCTTTTGTGATCTTAAAGCCTAATATCGAAAACAACATTGCAGACGTACCACTGGGGATGTCAATCTACGCAAACGCAATCGACATGCTGGAAAGCTGCGACTTGGCATACGACAACTTATTCATGGATACTTTGCTAGGAAAGAAAAAGGTTTTCATGGATCAGGCGTTATTCAGCATGAAGCCAACAGCCTACGCGATAAACGATAAAGGTGAACGAGTACCAGTAAGGCAAGAACCAGACGTCGGTGCAACTTTGGAGAAATCCCTATATGTAAGTACAGGAACACAAGTAAGCCCAGACAAGCCTCGACTTTTTGAGGAATACAATCCCAGCCTTCGAGTTGACGAGAACAAAGAGAACGTTCAATTCAATCTAAATCTTTTATCAAGTAAATGCGGACTTGGGCAAAACCGATACCAGTTCAGCATCCAGAACATGACCACAGCAACGCAGGTTCGAGCTAGCAATAAAGAGCTAACAGAAAGCGTCTGGAAGCAACGTATCGCAATCCAGGACGCCCTTACAGAGCTAACGAGATCGATTATCATCCTAGGCAAAGAGAAGTGCCATATATCAGGGCTTGATCCAGACGTTCGCATCACAATTCAATTCGACGACACTATGTTTTCAGATGAGGAAGCGGAGCGTCTAAGAATGCTTCAGGAAATCTCGGCCGGCATCCTACAGAAATGGGAATATCGCGTCCGATACTACGGAGAGGACGAAGAAACAGCCAGAGAGATGACTGGAGAAACAGAGAACCCGGCAGACAGAATTCAAAGTACGTTCTTCCCACAGGACGAAACACAAATAGAGGAGCCAGAGGGTGAGGCCTAATGCTAGAACCGAACTACCTGCAGAACGTAGGTGACGATTTAGAAAAGCTGTATCAGGAACTGGCCACAGAAATACTGGTGGACATAGCGGAGCGGATCAAGATGAATCAGGACGCTATGACAAGTACAACGGAGTATTTAAACAACAAGCTAAAACAACTTGGTTTGCAGCAAGACTGGATTAACAAAAGACTGGCCGAGATACTTCACACTTCCGAAGAAGAAGTCGACCGGATCATGCAACAGAGCGCTTATAAAAGTATCCGTGATACCTTCGACAGACTAGAGGCTGGAGGATACGACACAAGTGGCTTAGAATTTTCGAATCAGATCAAAAAAGGAACATCAGCACTGTGGGGAGATATCCAGAACCTTACAAGGACCACAGCTCAACTGGCTAGCGACACTTTTATGAGATACTACGACATGGCTTATCTTCAGGTTTCAAGCGGAGCCTATTCTTTGGATCAAGCAACCGCAAACACGATAGACAAGCTATGCAGAGAAGGCCTAACAAAAGTATCCTACCCAAGCGGTGCTCAACGATCAATCGAGGCGGCCGTTCGATTGGCAGTACGAACCGCAGTAAACCAGAACGCCCTGGCTTGCGAGAAATCGGTCATTGATGAGCTAGATATAAATCTAGTACAAACGAGTGCCCACATGGGAGCCAGACCAAGCCACGCAGCCTGGCAAGGCAGAGTGTTCTGGGTAAATCATCCGGAAGGAAATTACGAGAACTTTTATGAGGCCACAGGATACGGAACAGGCGCAGGACTTGGCGGATGGAACTGCAGACATTCCTTCACTGCATACTTTCCAGGAATAAGCGAAGATTACAACAAGCCTGTAAATCCCAAAGAGAATGAAAGAATATACCAGATGGAGCAAAAGCAAAGGTCCTACGAAAGAAACATGAGAAAGTGGGACAGAGAACGACGTGTGAAGGCCGCAGCAGGGCTAGATACGACGAAAGAAGATTACTGGTATAAATACAACAAGATGAGACTGAAGGAGCTTGTGGACGCTTCTAAGGGCCGATTAAAGAGAGACTACTCAGCCGAGAAAATCGGAGGCACAAAAGGCAGACCTTACAAGCCTGTAAGAATACCGAGGAAACAGCAGGACTATAAAGAGACGCATAACGAGGAAAGCCGAAGGTCAATAAACAGAAAAACAACAATTGACAGAAGCTATATAAACTCAAACGAGTATAGAAAAAGCTTTGGATTTTTGAAAGAAGATAAAAGGACGATCACAAAGGTCGCACGAGAAGCAGTGAGGGCGCTGAACCACAGACAAGGAACACTGGGAGAAGATCTGGCATTTATCAATCCTAAAACAGGGCAAGTGCTAAGAAACACGAGTTCACAGCTAAAGAAAAAGACTTACCCTACAACAAAGATGAAAGAAATGGTGCTAAACAATATAGGCCAGGTCATAGCGCTACACAACCACCCAGAAAGCGGAGCGCCGAGTTTAAGTGACCTGAACAATGCTAAAAGATACAAATACGGAATTGTTGTAGGACACAGCGGGATTATATACAAATACACAGTTGACCCAGATAAAAAGTTAGACTATCACCAGATAGACTCCAACCTTGATACTTTAGAAAAAAGTATCTATAATGAAAACGGAGAGGTCATTCTAGATAAAAAGAATCTAGAAAGGATTCTCAAAAGGCTAGAGAACGCAGGAATTAAATTGGAGGTAATAGCAAATGATCACACTTGAAAGCATTATTAAAAAGCTCGGGTTTGACCCTAGAGAAAAAGCACCAGTAGAGATAGAAGACGACTGGACTGTAGACGACACCAGAGTCAATCCTTTTCATGTTTTATCAATCGACGAATTGAATTTTCTATTTGATACGGGTGCCATTAAATAACGGAGGCAAAACATGTCGGAAGACTTCAGAACGATATACAAAATTCTATCAATTCTGCAGAAATCAATGGACTATGAGGTCGTAGACATCCGAAGACTTTCAGTGGATAACCTAGGCATCACAGAACCAAAGAGAAAAGCACTTCTAGGCATGCTACTGAAAAATGGATACGTTGAGGGCTTCCAGGTGATCCAATACATAGGAGACCCAACACCAAGCATTGAGGAGCTAGAGGGTATCCGAATAACCCTGAAGGGACTAGAATACCTAGAAGAAAACAGCTTGATGCAGAAAGCCGCAAAACTTGCAAAAGGAATTGCGGAAGTATTATAGAACACAACTAAATAAGGACAAGAACCGTGCTAGAAATGGCGCGGTTTTTATTATGCCCTAAGCACGGCATATAAAAGGCTTGAATACCCCTCGGTACGGGATATAAAAGGCCGGACTCGATACTGGAGTGAACCAGATATAAAAAACGCAGGAGGACAAAAATGGAGTTTTTAAAAGAAATCTTAGGGGAAGAATTGTATGCACAGGTTGCAGCTAAGCTAGAAGGAAATAAAACCGTAAAACTAGCAAACCTTGCCTCAGGAGAATACGTCTCGAAAGCAAAATACGAGAGCGACATGCAAGCCAAAGAAACGCGCATTCAAGAGCTTACACAAAGCGTCAAGGATTTTGACGGAGTAGACGTAAAACAACTACAAAAAGACGTCAACGACTGGAAAACAAAATACGATCATGACTTGGAAGAAACAAAACGCGACAGCGCAATTCGTTTAGCTATCGCGAAATCGGGAACCCTATCCGAAAAGGCCTTAATGGGGTTACTAGATAAAGACAAGATCAAGTTTGATAAGGATGGAAAATTGACAGGACTTGACGAACAAATCGAAGCTATCAAGAAAGAGGACAGCTTCTTATTTAAGGCGGCAGAGCCAACAACAAAGCCAAAAGGTGACGATGTAAAACTTGATGGAGATCACGGAGGAAGTCCGAAACCAGAGGCACCAACAACTCTAGCCGGCGCAATTTCAGAATACTATAAAAAATAGGAGGAACTAAAAGATGCCAATTACATTAGAGCAATCAAAAGTCGGTTTAGCCGATCACGTAGACCAGCAGGTCATTGACGAGTTCCGCAGGGACTCTTTTATTTTGGATCGTTTAACTTTCGATAACGCAGTATCACCAGGAACAGGTGGCTCGACATTAACTTATGGCTATTTGCAATTAAAAACACCATCAGTGGCTGAAGGTCGTAAATTGAATAGCGAATACACAGCAGGAGAAGCAGTAAAGACTCAGAAAACTACAAACTTAAAAATCTTCGGTGGAGCCTACGAAGTAGACCGTGTATTAGAAGATACGGCAGCAAGCTCAGAAATTGCATTCCAATTAGCTCAGAAAATCATTGCAGTAAAGAACAAATTTCACTATGACTTCATTAACGGAAAGTCAACAGCCAAAGGAACTGCTGCAACAGATAACACAAGCTTTGACGGTTTGGATACATTAGTAAAGGGAACAAATACGGAAGAGAAAAACGCAGACGCAGCCTTCGATTTATCAACAGCCGCAAAGATCAAAGAAAACGCAGACGCCTTCACTTTTGCATTGGATTCTTGGCTATCAACTTTCTCTGTAAGACCAGACGCTTTATTAGTAAACCGCAAGACAGCTACTGTTTTAAAAACAGTCGCTAAAATGCAAGGATACTACACACATTCAGAGGATAGTTTCGGCCAAGGCGTAGACAACTACGACGGAATCGCAATCGTTGACATGGGAGAATATTACAATGGAACTAAAACGGTGATGTGCGTACCTATCGACGACTCAACAGGAACAACAAGCATTTACGCTGTAAAATTCGGATTGGATGCCGTGCACGCAGCAAGTCCAAAAGGACAGAAAATCATTCGTCAATATATGCCAAACTTAAGCGAACCTGGAGCCGTTAAAAAAGGAGAGGTAGAAATGATTGCTTCTATCGTTTCAAAAGATACAACTAAAGCCGGTGTATTCCGTAATGTACAAGTAGCTCCTGTCGCAGCAGCGCGAGAAGAAAAATAGGAGATAAAGCATGATCCTAAGCTTTGAGGAATACACAGCCTTAGGTGGAACGCTACTGGATGAAGTGGAGTACTCACAAATAGAGCCAAGAACCGAAAGCCTTCTAGAATCCTACATTCGAGAGAAGATTCCATACTGGAAAGTTCAGGCTTTGGAAGATTACGACATGGACCTAAAAAAAGTAGTCCTACACCAGATTGACTTCATAGAAGCACATGGCGGCATGGATTGCTTCGTAGGTTCTAGCGATATGAACTTCACAGGCGCAACCACAAGCGGTTTCTCGTATTCCGTAGATAATGCAAAAACGATAAGGTTCCATGACATACCCTTATCCAGCCTAGCAATATCCGAACTTGACTACCAATTACTCAAAGCAGGACTAGCCTGCCAGGCGGTATGGTAAAAAGCCCGAGATGGCTTAGGCCGCACACAATAAAAGTCATGAACATTCTAGGAGAAGAAAACCTGGAAGAAATTACGTCAACAGTAACGGTCCAACACGTAAAGGTTTCCAAGACAAAGGCCCGGACTTATGGACAGACGGGCGCCAGTAATTCCGATACGATCCTCATAACGATAGACGTGAACGATTATAAGGCGGACAAGATTCTAGTTCCCCCTTCAGAATTTAAGACGCCAGACAAGCAGTTCACGTTCAGAACTGGGGACCGTATCGAAGTACACGGTGACATTTACGAGATCATAAATGTGAATATTCTAAATCCCTTGAGAAATACGCCGGAGTTCATAGAGGTAACATGTGAGTGAGTATCATCTAAAAGTTATAGTCGATATCCCGGTGGCCGAGCTACAGGCCAGAGGAACGAAAGCGCTCCGCCGATCTAGATTGAAGCTGAAGCAGCTTATCGTTCAAGACACGAACAAAAACGTGCCTATCGGAAAAGGAACGCTGAGAACATCAGCTTTAAGATGGGCGGCACAGGATAACGATTGGATCATATGGGATACACCATATGCACACTTTCAACATACAGGAAGAGTGATGATCGGAACCCATAGCCACAGTCCCTGGGCCAAGCATGGAGAAACAAAAGTCTATACAACTCGAAATTTGAGCTATAGACAAGGAGGTTCGGAGTGGTGGCCTAAAACTTTGAAAGCAAGAAAGAATGCCTGGATGGAAGGCGCTAAAAAGTTTTTTAAGGAGGAATTCAGATGAGTGAAAAGAAGATCATAAAGCTGGAAGACGTAAAACAGATTGAAGACGGATTATACAATTTCTTTTCTTCAATCAATATCAACAACATACCGTGGTGCCTGGAGTATTTCAACGACTCCAAGCACACCGCTTTGCTTTTCAAAAGTAGCGGCTACACGGAAGAAATAGAACACTATCTGGGTGGTGGCTATAGAGCTACTTACCCTTTTGAGATTTATATTCAAGCAAGCAGAAAGGACACGAAAGCACGTCTGGACTTATCCAGAATCCTGTATGCACTAGTACAGGCACTCGCGGAAGAAGAGGCGCAAGGTTTTCCAAATCTCGTGCTAGACGAAGCAACACCGCAAGAGGTCGCACTCACAACGCTACCTTCAGACTACACGGGAGAAGAGGCCGCGCTTTCAACTTTCTACTGCTCTATGACATTAACCTACGAAAAGAAGGGAAGGTTTGAATAATGACAACTGAACTACCTAACAGAGAACTAAAGGTCGAAGATAACCTACATTACGTCAAATTCACAGGCTCTGAAAGCTACGTTCTAGCTAACAAGGGATTGACAAACTGGGAGCAAGCCTTGAACGCTACAACAGATGATGGGGTGCAATATATCGGAGAAGCCGGAAGCCAAAGCCAGGTTACGGGTTACGCGCCTACAGTATCTTACGAGGGCCGAGCGTATCCAGGAGACGCATTTAACTACTGGGTATATTTGCAAGGTAAAGAACAGAGAGTCGGTTCTACTTTTGAAGAGATCGAAGTGGAAACATGGAACGAGAAGACAGCCAAATCTGGGGACTTTGTAGCATATCAAAGAATCTACGAAGTGCAACCAGATAACCCAGGAAGCGGAGAGGCCGGAGGCAAACTAATGTGCTCTGGAACATTCGCACAACAAGGCGATCAGGTAAAAGGAACGTTCAATATTAAGACGAAAACATTTACCGCAGACAGCGCCACAGAGTAAAGCACTTAACAACATAAGGAGGACATCATGGAACTAAAGTTACAAAAGCAATTATTTAAAGATATCGAAATCGACGGACACAGATTCAGAGTCGATGTAAAGGACACTTCTAAGATCGAAGCCTTAGAAAGCTGGGCTACAGAGCAGAATTCTCTAAGCAAATTCGGAAAAGAATCGCTAGAGGACTGCCCTGCTTTAATTGATAAGATTCTAGGAGATGGAGCCTTTGAGACACTATTCAAAGGATACGAAGAAAGCTCGGCACAGTTTGAACTTTGCTTCACATTACACAGCATCTTCCAGGATGAATTTTTAAAGGATCAGCAGGCAAAAGCCGCGGAAGAAGAAAAGAAGAATCTGGACAAAATCGACAAGCTTTGCGAATCTATAGACAAATTTAACAGGACATTAGAATACGCAGACAAACGATATGGAGGAAGAAATGCTGTGGCTGGAAAGAGAAGATCTTCCGGAAAGCATAGACGCTAACGGAACGATTCTCCCTATCTTCGCAGACTTTAGAACCTGGGTCCGAGTTGACAGTGTTATACAAGATAACGCAATACCAGAGGAACTGAAGCTGCCCGTTATTTGTGATCTAATAGGAATCAACCCGTTCGCTTTTAAAGGTGATCAGAAAGACCTATGGGATGCAATAATGGGCTTTTATTTTTGCGACAAAAAGCCTAAAGAATCTTATGCCAAGACAAACGGACGACAAGGCTATCGATTCGAATACGATATGGACCTTATATATGCAGCATTTAGGCAGCAATACAATATAAATCTTTTAGACGCTAAACTTCATTGGTTTGAATTTAAGGCGCTTTTTAACGCCCTAAGCGATGATACTATGATCATACGAGTTATTGGTTACAGAACCAGGGATACTTCAAATCTTAAAGGAGAAGAGAAGAGTCGCGCGCAGCGCCTAGAAAAGTATTACCGCCTGCCTGAGGACAAAGGACCAGAAAAGGAAAGAACACCGCAAGAAATAGAAGCAGAACTTCTGGCCAGATTAGAAACCTAGGAGGTTGAAAAATGGCATCAGGAGCTGATGGAACAATTAAAGTCAAACTAGGACTTGACGACAGCGAATACAAAAGCGGCCTTAGCGGAGCGCATAAAAGTGCGGAAACCTTCGCAGACAAAGTGAAGTCAACCTTCGTAGGCGCAACAGTATTCAAAGCCGCCAGCAAAGGTTGGGACTTAATATCTGGATCAATCGGAAAAGCAACCGCCCGATTAGATGCCATGCAAAAAGCTAAACAAGTTATTGGAGTTTTAGCAGGAAGCAGCAAAAAAGCTGCGAAGGTTGTAAACGAACTAAGTGACGCGGTATCCGATACGGCATACGGATTAGACACTGCCTCGAGTTCAACTCAAAAGCTGGCCACATCAGGGCTAGGCTTAGATAAATCTACTCGAATGGTAAAAGACATGATGGATGCCGTTTCTTTCTATGGAGACGGAACCAATGAAACCTTGGCCAATACAGTAGATGCAATCGCAAAGATGAATGCCTCTGGTAAGATTTCAGCCGATCAGTGGCAACGTTTAACAGACGCAGGAATTCCAGTCTTAAAGATTTTCGCAGAAAAGACAGGGAAGAGCATGGGAGAAGTTTCGGACGCATTCTCTAAAGGTGAAATCAGTGCGCAGGAATTCAATGACGTACTGATGGATGCCCTAGAAAACGGAACGGAATCCTTTCCAGCTGTAGCAGGAAAAGCCAAGGAAATGGCCGGAAGTTTTGCAACTAGCTTTTCAAATATGTCGGCACGTATCGCAATCGGTATAGCTAACATTATCGAGGCTTTAAACAATTTTTTAACAGATAGTGGCTTACCCAATATTCAAGGAATGATTGCTGGCTTTGGATCAGTAATCAGAAATGCCCTGAATTGGATTGCCGCAGAACTACCGAAAGCGCTGAATGCGATTAAGGATTTCTTCGCGCCAACAGCTGAAGCGATCAAAGCAGCAGCAGAAAAGATTCAAGAAGCCTGGAACAAAGTAAAGGACACGGTCAAAGAAAAGCTAGACCCAGGAGACTCACTGAACTTTATCAAAGACGCACTAGACGGGATCAAAGAAATTCTGCCTCAGATCGTAGAAAAAGTCGGAGAATTCGTCGCAGCGTTTATCGAGAAGCTTCCAGACATTATAGACAAAGTACAAACTGTAGCAGATAAGATTCAGGAACTAATGCCTTTGATTGCAGCAGTGGTTGGAGCCTTTGCAACCTGGAAGGGAATCAAAGCGGTAAGCGATATAGCTAGAACAATCGGTGACGCTGGAAAGAAGATCAAGACATTCGGACATTTAGTATCACAAGGCTCTGGATTGATTGATGGCCTAGCCTACGCCGCATCATCAGGAACAGGCGTGATTGCTAGTATGGCCGAAGCCTTTACACTGGCCGGTGGAGGACTAGAAGGACTAAGCGCAGCACTAGGAGTAATCGGTGGACCTATCACATTGGTGGTTGTAGCTATCGGAGCACTAGTAGCGGCGTTCGTATATCTTTGGAATACAAGCGACAGCTTCAGAGAATTCTGGATCAATCTATGGGATGGCATAAAGGAAACTACAGGCCAAGTCATAGATGGGATCGTAAATTTCTTTACGGTAACAATACCGCAGGCGTGCCAAAGCTTTATTGACGCAGCACAAAACCTGGCTACACAAGTAGTTCAATTCTTTACGGTTACCATTCCAAACGGCGTACAAACGCTTGTGACGAACATTCAAGCGTTTTTCGGGACAACGATACCTTACTGGATCGGATACGCCGTAGGATACATTCTAGGAAAGTTCGTAGAGTGGGGTCTAAGACTTGTACAATTCGCGACGCAAGACATTCCGCAGTTTATATCGAAAGTAGTGGATTGGTTTAAGCAACTACCAGGCCAGATCTGGACTTGGCTACTAAACACAATCAACAAAACAGCTGAATGGGTAAGTCAGATGATCCAGAAAGCGATTCAGGCAGGGCGTGATTTTGTATCAAATGCAATCAACTTTATTTCACAATTACCTGGTAAAGTATGGACATGGCTATCAAATACGATCAGCAATGCCGCAAGTTTTGCAAGTCAGTTTGTACAGCAAGCAATTCAAGCAGGACAGAATTTCTTTAATGGAATTGTAAACAAGGTAAGAGGAATACCTGGACAGATGCTATCTATTGGCTCGGATATCGTAGGTGGAATTAAACGAGGAATCAGCAACGCATGGAGTGGATTGACTGGATGGCTTGGAAACATGGCCAAGGGCCTTATTGACGGCGTAAAAGGTGCCTTAGGAATCGGGTCGCCTTCAAGACTATTCGCAGATCGTATAGGTAAATGGATTCCGGCCGGAATCACGCTAGGCGTAGAAAGAGCTATGCCAAAGGCTAAGGCCTTTATGGGACGCATGTCTAGCGATTTACTAGAAGCAGCTAACATGGACAGCCTAACTTCGAGATTGGCTTTAGAAGGCAATCCTGGAGGCCTAGGAAGCGGCTTAGGCAATACAGTCGTCTATCAAGTAGATCAGACTATAAATTCAGCGAAGGAGCTAAGACCTAGCGAAATCGCGCAAGAAACAGAAAGAATGGTTAGGAGGTTAGCATGGGCATAACAGTAATATACACAAACAGCCTGGGGAAATCCGTTGAGTTTTCCGAGGCCTCAGGCATCCGACTAACAACACTAGACGGAATCTCTAAAAATGAGATCACTTTATCAGAATCAAGCGTTTCAAATCAAATAGGGACAACGGTGTCCGGGACTTCTATTGAGCCCAAGGACATCACCCTAGAGGGGCGCTTTAAATACAACGCAGACACTAGAAAAAAGCTTCTAGCTGTAATCCTTCCTGGAGTATCAGCAACACTGCGTTATATCAACACAAGAGCCGGAGTCGATGTATACTGGAAGGTTGAACCTAAAACGACGCCAATCATCACGCTCAATGAAACCTGGCAAAAATTCCAGATTGTACTGAGGGCTCCATTCCCATACGCAAGACGAGCAAAGGAAACAAAGGTGGCCTTCCAGAGATTGAGGTCGCTCTTTAAATTTCCTCGCTCTTTTTCAAATACGGAACCCTGGAAAATATCAGAGAAGCTCACAACGCCACTAGTAACAGTCGATTACAATGGCAGTATAAATACTGGCTTTCTTTTGACTATGAAAGCAGAGACAAAAGTGAAAAACCCGAAAATTTTGAACGTGTTCACTCAGGAGCACATATCCTTCGGACAAGTAGCAGACCTAGAAATGAATATAGGGGACGTGCTAGAAATAAGTACTTTTGCAAACGAGCAATACTGCCACTTGATACGAAACGGAGAAGTAGAAAACATTTTCTGGATGACAGATTATGATTCCGAGTTTTTTCAGATTCAACCCGGAGAAAACGTACTGAATTATACAGCAGAGGAAAACCCCGGAAGTCTGGATGCACTTCTACGGTTTGAAGAAGTACTAGCGGGGGTATAGATATGCACTATTATGTTTACGACAGAGAAGGAAAACGACAAGGACCGCTCCAGAACATAACCAGCGTGCAATGGAATCCAAAATACTACGAAACAGGAAAAGTCGAGATTCATGTGGAATATACGGACTTCAATACAAAATATCTACAGAAATGGAACCGAATCGTTTGCAAGGAAAGAAACGAGATTCTCTTTATAGAATCCGTAGAAAGACTTGCAAAAGAAATTGTAGTACTTGGTCATATGGACAATTTGGAGGACCGTATAAACCTCTATACCTTGACCGTTCGAAATGTAGAACAATCGCTGCTCGGTAACTTTGAAAAGAACAAACGCGGATTGGATATAGTAATCGGAGAAAATATGGGTCTTCCAGGAAAACTTGAGAACGCATCCGACACAACATACGACACGCTCAGGACTATGGCTCAGAAATACTGTCGGCTAGTAGGCTACGGATACAGAGAAGTCCTAAAAGGGACTACACTGAATTACTTCGAAATCTACACAGGATCAACAAAGAACAAGCTGAGGTTTTCAGACAGGCTTGGAAACCTAATCTCGCAAACTTTTATCGAGGATATATCAGGGTATAAAAACTACGCTTACGTGTATGGCGAAGAATCTGAATCAGGACGAAAATGCGTGACTGTAGATCTTCGAATAGGAGACGAGCCAAGGATGGAGCTATACGTGGATGCCAGAGATTTACAGTCTACATATAAGGATGCCTCAGGCAACGAGCAAACCTATACGGAAGAAGAATATAACAACATGCTAAAAGAGAGGGGCCTTAGTAAGCTGGTAGAGACTAGAAAAGACTCTTCTAAATTTGAATTTAAGATTGATGGAGCCGACAAGAGGGCTGTCCTTCAACGGGACTTCGACCTAGGAGACGTGATACCATGTTTAAGCTTTAAATTCAATTTATTTACATTTGCTAGAATATCAGGCCTTAAGTTTGTAGAAGAAAGCAATTTACAGACGCAGGTCGCTCTTGAACTAGAACTCGTAGATGTTCAAGAAAGCGCAACAAAAATGAAAGGAGGGGGCTCATGACAGCATACCCTTTAGACAATACGGAATATCTGGCAGAAGATCTGCGGATGTTCCATGCCGGGAGAACACCTGGCCTTTTTAATATCACCGGTGAAGACTTCAAAGTAAAAATTGCCGGCGGTATGAATATATCAGTCAGTAACGGGCTCGCCTTTTTAAAGACATCCAGCGACGGAATAGGTGGTATCGTTTACTCGCCTAAAGACGAAACTACCCTAACAGCTACCGTCGCTACAAACTACACTAGATATGACTACGTGGCCATTCGATATGATAAGATCAGCAATTCATGCGGTCTTGTATATCAGGAAGGAACGCAGTCAATGCCTACGCCTATTCGAAATCTAGAACAATACGAGCTGATCATTGCGATTATAGTTTTAAAGGCATCAGCTGGAGAAATCACGCCAGAAATGATTCAAGACGTAAGACTTGACGAAAACTACTGCGGACTAACGGTTGATACTTTAACGCGAGTACCAACACAAGAACTATATGATCAATTCCAAAGTTTCTATGAAAGAATCCAGAAAGAAAATGAGGACACACAATACGCCAACGGCGAGAAATTCAGAAAATGGTTCGAATCTTTAGAAGAAACACTTCAGGGTGAAGTCGCAACGGCACTAGCTGGCCGCATTCTAAACCTTGAAAATATGCTTCTGGACAATCACATTTATACAGAGCTTCAAGTTGACGTGGACAACACTCTAACCGACGAAGAGGGCACAAATATATTTGCGGACTGGAAGTATCAGGTTCAGTAGGTAAGATCATGAGACAAGGGACAACACCAACTCTGGTCATTCACACATCAGGACTCGAGCTAGAGAAACTAACAAGTCTATATTTAACGATTGAACAGAACGGGACTATTCTAACAAAAAGAATGGAAGACCTAGTGATTGAGGAAAATACTGTGGCCGTAACGCTAACCCAGGAAGAGACACTTCAATTTATGCCTGGACGATATCAGGTACAAATTCGAGCTATCACCGAAGAAGGAACGGTTATAGCTTCCCCAATTCTAACCCGTCCTGTTTTTCCGGTTTTATATAAGGAAATCATAGAATGATGAAAGATGAATTTAATATCAATCTAGCCGAGGAAAACGAAAGCCTGGGGTTTGATTTCAAAGAGCAATACGTCGCAGGAACAAGCGACTACAACAAATTGAAAAACAAGCCAACTCTAAACGGTAAAGAGATCGTAGGAGCTATGGAAGAAGAGGACCCGACAGTTTCTGGATGGGCTAAAGAACCAACAAAGCCGAGCTATACGGCGGAAGAAGTAGGCGCAATAAAAAATGACGAGATCAAGGCAATCTCACTAGACGAGCTTAACAGCTTGTGGGAAGGAGTATAGACATGGCTACAGAATATCTGGACAAGGCAGGGGCGACCCTACTGGTCCAAAAGACAAAAGCAGAATTAGCAAAGAAAGTTAGTGCCGTAGACGGGAAAGTACTTTCAACAAATGATTACACTACAGCAGAAAAAAACAAATTAGCAGGCATTGCATCAGGAGCTCAGGTTAACACAATCACAACGGTGAAGGTTAATGGAACAGCACTAACACCCGACGCCAGCAAAGCTGTAGACGTAACCACACCAACCAAAACCTCGCAGCTTACAAACGACAGCGGATATCAGACAGCGTCACAAGTAAGTTCTGCAATCAGTACTGCGGTTGGTAAAATCACACAAATTTCATATAGCAAAGTAAGTTCATTACCTGCTACAGGAGCAACCGGTGTTATTTACTTAGTAGCATATAAACATGGAACGCAGGACATCTATGATGAGTATATCTGGATGGCAGACTCAAGAACGTTCGAGAAAATCGGAACTACAGACATTGATCTAAGTGGATACGTAAAGAAGACTGACTTAACAGCAATCACGACAGACGAGCTGAACGCAATGTGGTCCGCAGCATAGGAGGTGAAAGCCTATGCTCGGTTTTAAAGATAAGGCAGCTATTAACTGGATCGTAACCAAGATAAAGGCGGTTACTACATCACATAACGCATTGAATCAAATGGTGATGAATAATCACTTTACCACGAATTTGAACGCAACAAGCGCTCAAGATTTAGTGGATGAAAAAGGAAATACAATCTTAGCCGATTGGTCTTACGAAGTAGCAAGTGGAGAAGTCGGTAAGGATTGGAAATATAAAATCAAGGAGGAATAGAGAATGGCAGGAAAACAAGTCACAGAATTAGACGCATTACCTAGTTTTACCGATACAAGCTTATTGCCTGTGCATAATGGCGCAGGATTGAAAAAAGGATTATTATCGCAACTAGCAAACTATTTAGGAAAAAAATTCAGTAATCCGAATTTATTGATTAACCCTAATTTTGAAATTAATCAAAGAGGTTCTACAACTTACACAACAGGATATACAGTTGACAGATGGAGAGTTGAAGGTGCAACTTTAAACGCTAAAACTAAGACACTTTCAAATCCAAATAGTGCAGGTGGAACTTTTTTACAATCTTTGGAAAATAAGCCAACAGGAACATTCACAGTAACATTAAATGTAGCAAGTGTAACAGGAACGGTTAAATTCAGTTGGAAGGATGGAAGTACTTACAAGACAGGTGCAGTAATTTCAAAAGGATTAAATACATATACATTTACTGCTTCAAGTTTAACGTGGGTAGGTATTGATGTTGCTAGTGGTGCTTCTATTCAATTGTATTACATGAAGTTAGAACAAAGCTCAGTTGCTACGCATTTTGTAATGCCAAACAAAGCAGAGGAACTAGCGAAATGTCAGTATTATACGGTGATTTTTGAACCTTGGAGAACTATATTGAACGCAGATACAGATTCGTCTGTCATTAACATTGATACAAGATGTAAAATGAGGACAAAGCCAACGGTTTCATATATCACATTAAAAAGTGGTACTCAGAATCAGTTTAGTTTTGTATCTATTTTAAATTCGAAAGCATATTATGCTCTAAAAACTAATAATTGGACATCTTTTATAGACTCAAAAAATGAGGTAATTGTTGTCAATACAGGTAGTGGAATAAGCTCGGGCGCTTTTGGACAAGTCACGTTTGATAATAGCTTAATGCTAGATGCCGAAATCTATTAGGAGGAACTATGGAAAACAAATATAAAGTATACGTATCCTTACAAGACGGATATATTACATCTATTAATTCAGAAATCTTTTTATCACAAGAAGAAATGTCAACTATGACAGAAATTGACCTAGGACAAGGAGATAAATACGCTCATGCTCAAAGTCAATATCTAGAAAAAGGATTAGTTGATAAATATGGTAGATATAACTACAAATTTGTAGAAGGTAAAGTGGTTGAGGTTGCAGAAGAAGATAAGCCTAAAGTTGTTGATCCAGAACAACAAGCAACCGCACAGGATAAGATTGAGGCACAAGTCATGTACACGGCCATGATGACAGATACACTTCTAGAAGGAAGCGAGGCCTAATTTATGTTTGAAAAAATCAAAAGATTTTATGATCTAAAACTATATACAGATAAGCAGGTAAGAAAGTTCTGTGAAAAAGGATTCATCACAGCTGATCAGTATAAAGAAATCACCGGAGAAACATACTAACACTGGAAATAAGGAGGAGTAAAAAGACTTCTCCTTTTTCATAAATAGAAGGAGGTCCAGAATATGAGAAAAGGACAAAAACTTACAAAAGGCGGATATCAGCTTTTAGGCTTTCCGATGGAGTACATGAATGTATCCCAAGGAAATAACGTAGGAACACACCTAGGAACTAACGCCCTAGACAATGCAGGAAAGGACACAGGAATTGACGAAACAATCGCACCGTGCGATTGCCACCTAGTAGCCTACGACTCGGCAAGAAACGGAAATGCTGTATTCCTAGAATCAGACAAGAAAGTTCTATTTAGAGACGGAACGATCAACTTTGCCACATTTATGTTTATTCACGACAACTATATCGAGGATATCAAGAAAGTAAAATACTTCAAGCAAGGCGACACATTCGGAGACGAAGGGACAACGGGATACGCTACAGGAAACCACAGCCACATGGAAGTCGCAAAAGGTAAATTTACGCACTGCTATGACCGCAATGCACAAGGCACTTATCACCTTCCAAACAACGTGTCCGCAGACCTTGCATTCGTAACAGACGGAACTGTGATTTTAAATAAAGGATCATTCGCAAACTGGACAGATTCAAGTCACGTGCCATTCAATCAAGGAGGCCAGACTTCTACGGGATCAGCATCCGTGCTAAACGGTATCCCTTCAGACTTTGTACACGAAAAGGCTACGTTCTATCCGGCTTGCACAATCAAGATCAGACGCGCTCCAAGCCTAAAGGGACAAGATACAGGCCTAACATATATCAAAGGGCAGCATGTAAACTATGACGGCTATGTTCGTCGAGAAGGCTACGTGTGGATCAGCTGGATTGGTGGCGACGGAACACGACGATGGATGGCCGCCGGAGAATTAAATTCAGCAGGAGTAAACGTAAAGCCATACGGAACATTTAAATAGAAAGGATCAGCAATAGAACACAATGAACAGGAGAATAAATAGAAGATACCAGACACCTCTACGCCCAGACTTTGCACATTTTCTAATCGAGGAGCAAGGACTGAGCGACAAACAGAAAAAAGTTGTATACCAGCTAAGAAGCAAAACGCAAGACTCGCAATGGCACTACCAGGACGCAGGTATGTCAAAAGATGAATTCGAAGAAACCGTCAAAGATTTAAATGACTACTACTGGGCCCTTTTGGTTGATATGGCCTTCGGATTTTACAAGCTAAAGAAGGACAAAAGAGGGACGGTTCCAGACATGAAAATATAAGAGAATATAGGTGAAAAGAGGTAGAACACAATGAACACACCATACTTCAATAATTTCATGCCGCAGCCTGGGCAGTTTGGAATGCCACAGATGCAGGCACCAACCCAACAAATGAGCCAGATTCAATTTGTAAACGGAATCGAAAGTGCTAAAGCTTTCACTCTAGGACCGAACCAGTCCGTGATTTTAATGGACAGTAACAAGCCTATTTTTTATCAGAAACAAGCAGACGCAAGTGGCTTCTGTACAATCAAGGCATATAGCTTCCAGGAAGTGAAAGAAGATCAACCGGAAGACGAGTACCTAACGAAGGCAGAATTCCAGGAATGGCTTTCAAAGGTAGAACAGAACGCGAGAGGAGGCAACCGTCATGAATCCACTACTTCAAAATAGACCAGGAGGAAACGGAAACATGCTGCAACAATTTCAGCAATTTAAAAAGATGCTAGGAACGCAGGACCCGCAGCAACTTCTAAACGAGCTGATGGCCTCCGGAAAATTTACGCAGGCTCAACTGGATCAAGCCAAACAAATGGCTGAACAGTTCAAGGGTTTTCTAAAATAGGATTTTGCAAAATCAAGATAGATAAGAAAGGAGAACACACATGGACAACTTATCATTATCTGATATCGCTTCTGTAACTGGAAACAAAGATGGCTTTCTAGAAGGAAACGGAATTATCATTCTAATTTTATTCTTTTTGATTTTTGGATTTGGTGGCGGCGGAGCCTGGGGAAACAACCAGCAAGGAACACAAGCAGAGGTTCAGCGCGGATTTGATACACAAGCTATTATTAGCAAGCTAGACGGAATCACAAACGGAATCTGCTCAAACGCATACGAAAACGCGCAGCTAATCAACCAGATGAACGTGAACCAAATGCAAAACGCAAACACAACGCAGATGGCCATGATGAATGGCTTCAACGGTGTAAATAGTTCTTTATGCCAAGGTTTCGGAGGAGTACAGGAAAGCATTAACAACCTATCTCACCAGATGGAACAATGCTGCTGCAACTTAAAGACTCAAATGATGCAAGACAAATATGATGCCTTGAAAACTCAATATGATCAAAGCTTGCAGGCAATTTCAAACAGCGTACAAACTCAAAACATTTTAAGCCAATTAGGACGATATTACACAAATCCGCCTTACTACCCACAATACGGAACTTATTACCCTACAGGTGCTACAGTAGCTTAGAGGTATAAAGATGATCCAAGTCGTCAACACGACAAGCGCAACACTAGCAGCAGGCGCAACGATCCCACCTGGAACCATTCGGGTTCGGACAAACAACAGAGTCAATCTAAACGGAAACGCTCTGGAGATCGTAAAACCTGGAACATATAAAGTGGATGGGAGTTTCGTGATTTCAGCAACTGCAGCGGGAGTAAATCAAGTGCAACTTTATGCCAACGGAACAGCAGTCCCGGGAGCCTTAGCACAGGTAACAACAACCGCAGCAGACAACGTGATCACTCTTCCGGTATCCGCTGTCATCCAGGCAGCACCAGCTGCACCAGGAAACAAGGTCGCTCTAACGTGGGTTACATCAGCAGCCGGAACTCTGATCAACGCATCAGAAACGGTTTCTAGAATAGTATAGGTGATTGAAGGCATGCCAGATGGCGTGCCCTTTTTAGGTATGCCGGGCATGGCATATATCTAGACAGTGAAAGTCTGTTGTGGGGGTTGTAATCAC